CTATGCTAGCCCCTGTTAATCCTGATAGCCCAGGTATCTTTTTTAAGGCTGCGGCCATAAGGCCAAACCCGCGTATAACGTCAGCGGTATAAGTAGCTAGGTTTTCCATATTGGTAGCAAGGTCTGCTACGGTTGTATCATCGCCTAGATTTTTTAGGGCATCTATAAGGCCTGTACCAATAATCTCCTGCACGTTAGCTGCAGCTACGCCTAGTTTGGCTATAGATCCTGCATAAGTCTCTGAGGCTGCCTTGGCTGAACCCTTAAAGGTTACGGCTAAATCGTCTGTAATCTCCTTAAAAGATTTAGTTTTTAGGTCTGCCTTAGATATGCCTACGTTTAATTTACCTAAAGATGTGTTATTACCAAGGTATGCCTTACTTAATGCGCCTGTCACGCTCTCTAAATCGCGGCCAGTTGAGGCACTTATATCTAAGCCAATACTTAATAGGCGCTGGGTCTCGGCTGTATTTTTAGTTGCTACCGCTAGTTTTTGATAAGCAGGCCTTAATAGATCATCTATAACGCCAAACTCACTTTGTAACTGTTGTATAAATCTTTCAGCTGAGGCAGCATCGCGCTCTAAGCCTACGTTTTTTAATGCCAGGGCTAACTGTTGCTGGGCCTTTTGGTCTGCAGCTGCAGCCTTTACTGAGGCTTTGGCATAGCCAATAACGGCAGCCGTACCAAAAGCAAGGCCAAAGGTTTTAGCTAGACTTTTAACCGATTTACTAAGCTTGTCGGTAGCCGTCTCAGCTTGCTTAAAGCCTTTTTTGCCTGTGAACTCGGCAGCTATATTTATTACTACGGACGGATCAACAGCCATTACTTAACCCCCATAGCATTGTAAAACTTAAGTTTAGAGTTTTCTATAGCTTTAATTACAGCTGCGTTAGTCTTGCCGCCGTCATTGGCCCAAGCTCTAAAGATTGCACGGCCTCGCATTTTGCGACTACGGCGCCCTGCGCCAGTTTGGTTATTGGCATCTACTATCTGCCCGTCAGCGTTAATAGCATCTACGAATTGCTTACCTGCAAACGGGTTTGAGCTGCGCCCTTCATTTTTGCTACCTGAGCGCACCATTTTGCCAAAATCTTTGTGGCCAGGATACACAACAGGTTTTAAGCCTGCCTGGTCTCTGCCCTGTGGATTGACGCGGCCTGCTGTCTCATAGATTGCACCTGCGGCGCTAGCGTTCACAATACGAGCTACAGCTCTAAAGCCTTCCCTGTTAGGTTTGGAAGGTGAGGTTTTATAGCCTATGCCGCCTTTAGCTGCGCTACTGCTCCATATTGGAAATCTACCTGTAGTTGTAGGCGCTTTAGCCCAACCCGATAAAGGCGCGGTACTTGGCACAAAGCCTCTAGCAGTTTTTACAATAGGGGCCAAAAGATTGGCTAACTCTTTGCGGGTTTCTTTTGCTAGATCGGGGCTAAACTTTTTAATAGCTTTGCGTAGCTCAAGGGCGCCTCTTACCTCTACTGGCATTTTGTTGCTCCTTAGCTTTATCGTTTATTACCCTGAGCATATTCTTAAACATAACATCGTCCAGGTCTAGTAAGTACTGGGGCGCAATACCCGTTTCTACGGCTAGCTGCGCTATGAGGTAACCAAAATTACCGCGCCCCACTACCCCAAAGGGTCATCATCTAGTACCTCAACCTTAGCTAAGGTGTCTAAAAACTCTGCCCCAAACATCGGTACGGTTTGCCCGCTTGTGCGTAAACACTCCCAGGCTAGCCAGTACACCATAGTTTGCATCTCATCATCTCTAAAGGCTTTGTGAAAACCTTTTTTGTAATTTAACTCAAAGGCATACTCAATACGTGGCGTAATCTGATGATCCGATACGCTGCCGTCTGCCCTTGTTATTTTAAGTTTTGCCATTGTGTTAGCCCCTTTTGTTTATTCTCAGCTAGTTGTAATTACGATTGGTGAGTTACAGGTAAAGGTAATGCTCTGAGTAGCAATATCTGCAACAGCGCCGTTAATATCTGTAGTGTTATTAACTAGCACAGTTGTGCTATATAGCGGATTAGTTGCTGATACTACGGCGCTTGTTTGCTTAAGTGTTAGCGGTACTGTTGTACCCCAGGCAGCTTGCAAAGTAGCGTTTACGTTTGCTGCAGCTGTATCGCTCAAAAAGTCTAGAGTAATAGTGCTAGCCTCTAGGCCTTTAACAAACTTATGAGCAGTATCGCCCATAGCCGTTACCTCTAGCTCGTCAAAGGCACGGTTAATAGTTGCGCTTGTTACGTGATCTGATAGGACTACTGAGTTAAGAGTAGCCACTACGGTATTGGATAGATAAATCGCCATTGGGCTATTCTCCTATTTTCTCGGTAGGTGTTTCTTTTGTTTTTGTCTCTTTAACCTCTACTGGCAACTCTTGGCCAATTTTGATTAAAAACGCTTTTTCTTCATCTGTAAGTGCCATTAGTTAGCTCCAGCTCGTTAGTATGCTTATTTGTAAATCTGCCGTTAGATAGTCACCTGCGGCAACGCTTAGTACGCTTGGCGCGCTCACGCTAGTAACATTAAATACGATTGCGCTATTAGCTAGTTTAGTAAACACAGCTACTATGGTGTCCTCTATGCCAATTAGGTTAGAGGCGTTGTCAAACATTGGTACTGTCATAATAATCTTAAAGTTAGCCATAGGCGATATAGTTGCCTGAGAGTTATTGCTCGGCGTAATATATGGATCCGCAGGGGCCACCACCACGGCGCTAGATTGCATAGTGCTAGGCGGGTAGTTAAATACCGTCCATACACCTGGGTTAGCCAGGGCTGCAGCTATTGTGCTGCGTAAGGTAGTTATAGCTGCAGGCATTAGCCGACCATACCTGCAGGTGAAAGATACGGGGCCAATAAGCCGCGCACGGATGCCATAAGCGTGTTAGACATCTTAAAGGGGCTAGGGCTGTAGCCGTCTAGGCTAGTTCCACCGTTTTGTGTACTAAATCTAGATGTCCATATATTTTCTGCCAGCATTAAAGCTGCGGCGTTAATAGCTGGGGTATTGGCGTAGGTAGCCGTTTTTGTATCGTCACCTGTCATAGTGCCATAAGGCAATACGCGCCTAAAGTTTTGGTCAGCTGCAGTTTTTGCATATTGAATAAAGCTATAGCCCTGTGGAAATTGCCAATAGTTAAGCTGCATATTAAAGGCAGGCAAAATGTTAGCTGTGCCTGTAGAAAATGGAATAGTGCCCGTAATTGTGTAAGTACCGTTAAAGGTTGAACCAGCCCCAGCAATAGTTACTGATTGGCCCGTAGTAAAGATGCCAGGGTTGGCAACCATAACGGTAGCGACATTAGACACCAACGCGGTACCGACTACGGGCGCGCTGTCAAACCATAAAAAGCCGTTTATTAGATCCTGTGCGGCTTGGCAGGTGTCCTCTATCCAGGTGTAAGCATCGTACAAAGTGCCAACGCCCAAGCTAGCTTTAAGCGTAGCTGCGGTTACGTATGTGGCTGGCATTTTTGTACTCCTATCTTACTTAGGTTTGGTAAGCCTCAAAGGGCTAAGAGGCCTACCAAACTATTAGTGGGTTTGCTTAGGTGAAGTTGTAACGGATAATACCCTTAGGCATTTTTGCAATAGTTGCCATATAGCCATAAATAGCCACCTGGATTTGCAGATTGCTAACTACATTAACTGACATATAAGCCTGTGGTGATTGGTAAACAGTAAATGCCTCAGGCGCCAAAATAATTGCTGAGTCATCCACAGTTGTAGTAGCTGCGAAGTTTTTGTCAACGTATAGATCAAGACCTAGTACGTTGCCGCGAATTGAGCCAGGCTGTGTAAGCCCGCCCGCGTTCATTGGCTGGCTCGCCGAGTAAATCGGTCTCCCCGTTGTATCGGATGCGGACATCAATAACTGCCATTGGCTACCGTTTGCAATGTAATTCTGTGCATAGTAACCAGTTGCCTCGTAAACAAGACGTGCGGCCTCAGATGCGTAACCAATAATGCCTGCAGATGTAGCAGCTTGTGCTGTAGTTGCAACAGTACCCGCTGTAATAAGAGCGGCGTTAACAGTGGTATCTAAGGTTTTTAGATACGCATTTTGTAACTGTGCTGTTAGCTCAGCATAAAAATTAGGATCTGAGCGCTCTAGCAA